TCCAAATGGAGTGGTTATTCCAAATCCATTAGTTTCCACGGGGTTCGTAGATTGAAAATCTCCAAATGGAGTGGTTATTCCAAATCCATTAGTTTCCACGGGGTTCGTAGATTGAAAATCTCCAAATGGCGTTGGTACTATATCTGCACCGCTTATACCGTTAAATTGTTCGTCGGTATTTGATAGTTGAGAATTAAGAAAATTAAGATCGTCTTCGCCGAAAGGAATTGTCATATTACATACTCATTATTTGATTTAACTTACTATTACCCGTGAATCTACCGTCTGTCTAAGATTTGTTATTTTCTCTAAAATAACTTTTCTTATGATTTCTTGATATTCATCTTCTTGGATTCTTTCGTCACCATTAATAACTATTTCTTCCCTAACATATTTAAACAATTCTAGTAAGAAATCATTCAATTGAGTATCAAAAATTTCCCGAAGTCCAATTCTATCAATACGGGCCAGCGTATTTTCATAGGTTTGGCCAATATCAGCAATTTCTATATTATTTTCTATATTTGCGGCAGTCAATCCTTCAGTCGAGTCATTCAATTCCACTCCAGATTTGAATATTTTTTCTGCTACACCGACCGCATCGGTTTTATTAAAACTTTTTTCTACAAATTCTCTTAGTAATGTCAAGTTTTCTTGACGAGAAATGTCATCTACTGTGTCATTAAATACCAACTCAACTTCCGTTCGTGTTTCGGAAATTCTATTTAACGTCAGTTTTTTATTATTATATGTCCCTATCTCGTTGGAAAAAAAGTTTAACACTACTCGATAATCGCCTGGAATCAGTATTAAATCTTTGTCTATAAACAATTTGGTAAAATCTATTCTAATATAGTTTTTATACGAATTGTCTTTGTATCCCACAATATGTGATTTTACAATTGCGTCTTCTAAGTTTATTATCGTACTCAAAATTAGTTCATTTGTCACGACAGAATAGAAATGTACTTCTATATTATCATCTTTATCAAACGCAAAGCTTGCCGGAGTTTCTTCGTACAGTATGAGTTCAGAAGGAACTTTTACTATTCTAGAAGCAGTAAAGCGTGGATCAATTATCGTAGTTATATCACTTCTAAAATTTGCTTGATTTGGCATATAATAGATTACGAAAAGATGGATGAAGTTGGAACAGTTAGTTCATTAAACGATCTATCAATTGCATTTAAAATTGTTGGATTGAATCGTTCAAAATAAATTGGAACATAGTATCCTTGTGATGCGGTTGGTTGTGTTTCTATACTAGGTGTTAGGATGAGCGTAGATCCGTCAAAGTCCAATGGAGTTACGATTTTGAACGGATATACATCAGATACCTCAGGTCGTAATTCTTCCAATGATTGTGTGGTTTGTACCATAACTGGCGCAACCGTTCGTTTATCCAATTCATATATGTCTCCGTTTGGAGAAAAATATTTGGTTGAAACCGTAATAATATCTTCACTATTACGGTTTAAATCAATCAAATATTTGGGTATGAATGAATTTAAGATATTACTCATCGTTATCTATTTTAAATGAATAATCTAACTCTGGAAAAAACACTAGGTTTCCTGATTTTATTTTTAATTCCAGTGTATAATACCGATTGACATCAAAAGCAGTTGTATCTAGGATAAAATATGATCCAGATACATCACAATTTAATGCAGAGTATTGATCAAAATCATAGATAATCAATCCAGACGTTTGGTCCTTTATTCTACAATAAGATTCAGAAGGTAAATAATACTGCGTTCTATACCTCTGCACCGAATCAAATCGTTTGTCTGGATATTTGTCCCGTACGACAAAATAAATTTTATCTATTTCTCCACGTGTATACGATTCTTTTATATTTTTTGGTGTGATAGAAACGTTACTACTCGGTATTGACTTCAAACTACCAGTGGTAAAGGTTTGATCTACATAAGCAACTTCTAACAATGGTTTGAAAATGGTATGGGTATTACCAGAAAAAAATTTTATATTCCCTAAGTTTAAAGAACTAGTTTCATCTGCCGCAGGAAATTTTAATAAAATACCGTTCCAAGGCGTAACGTTTGATCCAGTAACTACAGGTGCTATTATATTCGTTACATCTATTTTTACATCTTCTATAGGTACAGATGTAAACGTATAAGAAGATGTTATGTCTGTGGTGTAATCTGATCCACTCGTGTTCCACCGAACATCTTTGGTGGAATCTTCCCAGGACACACCATCTCCGACATTAACATAATCTTGATAAAAATATCCACTGCCTTCTATCCAACTACTTGAAATTGGATATATTTCTATTTGTTGATATCTATTTACATTTTTTGCATTAGCAATTCGTAAATTTAGATAGTATTTTGTAGAACCCGAAGGATATTGATTGTGTGACGGAATGTCAAAATTCAATAATATTCTGCACGATCCAGATGCGTATTTACCGGAACCGTCAGTAGACTTGATATTTTTACCAATTTCCAAAATTTCATCCAGACCAGCGTTTAATGTTGGATATCTTTCGTAAATAGTAGCATCTTGAGTACTTTCTATAAAAGTTCGCATGTTCTATCTCAATTATTGTCTAGCGTGTCCAACTATATCTGTTTCTGGATACCGTAGTTCAAAAATACATGGATCCAACGAAGGGTATACCACGTCATCTACTGTAGCTTCATCTATAGGATACCGATATTCAAAATAATCTCTTCCATCTTTAAATTTATATTTGTTATTTATAGTGACACTTGTAACTGTTTGTACTCCTTCAATAGAACCTATCACCAATCTAAGATCATTTAATATAATTGGTTGATTAATTTGCCAACGGTCAATATCAAAAAACTCTTGTATTGCAGAAATACATCTAGCTATAACATCGTTCATGTTGTAATTTCTGTATACGACTATGTGGAATTCCACACCCACATTAACCACAAATGCATCAAGAATTTTCACATCATCGGTTAATACTCTAAACTGCTCCAGATATTTTGCTAAATTTTTCTTAACCACCGTATTAAGTGGAGCTAAATTTTTCGTTTCATTATATCCAAGAACATACAAATTTATTGAATTTGGAGCCACTGGATCCGATACATACGATCTATTATTGAATGGATTCTCGTCATTGTTAACCGTTAGTGATCCTGAATCTTGTAGTCCAATTGCGTTTATTTGTTCATCACGAACAACAAATACCTTAGATACTTGTCCAAATTTTCCAGGCATTGCTAATGTTCTAACCGTGTAATCTTTATCCGTTACTACCCGATTCTGTGCATTAAAAAATGCTAACGCATTTTGACGTATTTCTTCCACCGTTTCTGCGTCACCGCCACCACGAGCTGGTTCTTCATTCAATATTGAGATATTTGAAACTATTTGATTGAATAACCCTTGTTCCGATGTCGTATAATCCGCTACAGTATTTTGTATATTAACAAAATCAACTTCGGTTATAGTATTTGATGGTACATTTGACTGTACTCCACCACCTACCAAATAAGTTACCGTTAACGTTGTATTTGCTGGGGCTATGCCGAATGTATCGGATGATATAAAATCAGATGGATCCAACGATGTATTTGCAATTGATTGATTGTACTTAGAATTTGCTACTTGGGTGGCATTCATTGTTAGTATTTCATCTTGCAAATTATCCGTTCCCGAACCGAATAACAATTCTAATTTAGAATCTGTATTTATTCTGGTTACGAATCTTCGTGGACGTTTTTTTAACACTGCAATTTTTGCAGGGGACAGTGATCCAGTTGGAATCGTTTCTGTGGAGAAGAATCCATCATTGTCTCGTATTAATGGGTTTCTTTCTTCAAGAATTAGATCTTGCCCTAAATAATCAACTTCGTACCAATTATTACCGTCAGAATCAATTACACTTTGAATTGATACTATATCATTCTCTGGTAGTTCTATTTTTGAAAATTTTTGTGCTGATCCAAATGTAAATTGTGCAGTTTTTATGTCTGCACCAACCAATTTAATTTTTTTAGACGCCACATACATGGTTGGAGCATTATTTGCGTCTCTAGCCAATACTCGCAACGTTCTATCGGTTGGGTCGGCGAAATCCACATCAACCATTGACCGAAACGTTTGTGTCGGTGGTGTATTTGTAGAGAATTTTGAATTGGTCAATATCTTTAAAAAATATTTTTTGTCTGGTTCGTACTTATTTACCGCACCCAATGCGGGAACCATTTGATATATGGTTGCGTCTGTGGTAGCCACTGACGTAAGTCTGGGTTTATATCCCAGTGCTTGTGCGATGGTAACGACATTTGGTCGTTCACTAGCAAACAGTAGTAAGTTTTCTTTAAATTGTTTATCTATGTAAAACGAAAGTACGTCTCCTACATATGACGCCATTTCAATAAACATCATGCCGGGGGATGCTTCGTTAAAATCCGTGTAGGTATTGGGATAGTATGCTTTTGCAAATTCAATCAAATTTTGACGAAATTCTGCAAAATTTTTTGCCAGATAATTTACGTCTTTAAAATTAGGATTAAATTTTTTTGTAATTGATTGATTTACCGCCATTTAGTATCTCCTAGAATTCTAGAACAATAGTATCCCGTATATTTGGATTTCTTTTCAGTACATAACCCACGTACAGTCGTATTCTATTGTTATCTAGATCACTTTCACCTGCATTAAGTTCAAACGCTACCAATTCCAAAAAAGGCATCCACCGTTCAATAGCTTGTACAACCGATAACCTAGCTCCCTCAATATTTTCGGGAGTCAATTGTTCAAAGAGATAATCGTGTATACCACACCCAAATTCAGGTTGATGTACACGTTCCCCCTTTCTAGTAAGTATCAAGTTTATAAAGTTTGACTTAACTTGCGTCAATGTATCAAACGATTGCTCAAAATACCCAGTATTTCCTAGTTGTAATGGTAATGTAATACCAATTCCTTGTGCCATATATTATCTCAAGTGATACCCATTTTTTTCATTAATGCAGAGTAATCTTTAGTTACCGCCTTTACTACCTCGGGATCTACATCCTTTGGAGTATTTTCTGGTAATGGTACCACCATGTTGTTTGTCGTTGCTCGTAAAGTCTCGCCATCGTACGAAATCCCCATTAACTCTGCAAGTCTACCTCTGTCAATACTCGGTCGTTTTTGTTGTAATGGAGTAGTTTTGTGTTCACTTAATTGTTTTACTTCGGCGACTGCTTCTGCTAACATTTCTGGGAGTATCTTTTTCACCTCATCCTCGACGATGGTTTTAATGTATGCTTTTAATAATTGCTTATCCATAAAAAAAATCCTATGATGAATTGTTTACCCTAGTGAATTAGGAAAATTTGGTAACCTAGAGGTTATGTTTGATACCGACGTTGGTAAATTTGGAAGATTTGGTAAATTATTTGTTATACTAGATACCGATGGCAACGTTGGTAACGTAGAAGTCAGTGTAGATAAATTCGGCAATCCAGAAGTTAGACTTGATAATGACGGTATATTTGGTAACGTTGGAATTGATAATTTTGGTAATTTTGGTATAGTTCTTGGTAGTCTAACTTTTCCAAAAGGTATATCTGGTATTTTTATCGATGGAAGTTCTGCTGCCCTTAGTGGAAATTTATATGCGTCTATACCTTTTTTTAAATTTTCTTTTCCAAATTTATTTTTTTGTTTATATAATTCTTTTAGTTGTTTTGCAATGACTACTGCTTGTAAAGTTTTAACATCTATAACTGGAAGTTTTGGTAAAGATGGAACTTTTAACGTTTTTAATTGTGCCAAAGTATCTTTTGCAGTTTCTATCGCTTCGTCTTTTACAAATAACGTATATTCTTGAACCTCTGCTTTTTTTGTTAAAAATTCCGCTTCTAATTGCTTTTTTATTAACTCGGGATTTTTTTCTATCGGTAAATTTTTTATTTTGGACACAGATGTTAATTTATCCGCGCTGATTGGCATTTTTATCAGTTCGGTACTTTTATTTGCTAAATTTGTCAATGTTGCTTTTTCTTTGGCTAAATTTATAGCGGAATCAATTGCATCTAATTTCATAATTAAATCACTCCTCTATTATCAGATTAGAAGACCCAATAGAAAATGCGTTAATATTACCATTTATTCTCTCTGCACAACCACTTCGTATTTTTGAATCATTTAACCACTCATCTGTTGCATTATTTTGTAGTAAACTTGCGGCTCGTTCACATATTTTTAATGAAAAAAACTGTTGTATTTCTTCCTTTCCGCCACGAAAAACATCCGGCGATCTATTACTATACGTTCTATCTGTAAATAGTTCTGTATTTTTATACTTAATTACCCACGGACCATATTGTCCCATCGACATTTTAGTCGTAGCATAAAAATCTCCCGTAGGTATTTTTGGTGTTGGTGTTGGCGTGGGCGTAGGTTCTGGGGTA